CGCTACCGATCAATTCCCGTGCCGTCTGGATATCCTGTACGGCTGGAAGGAACTGTACCCCGAAAACGCTTGCCGCATTCAGGCGTAGCGTAAACCAGCGGGGCCGGGAAACCGGCTCCGCGTCATTTGCAGTGATGGAGGTCGCGTGTTTCAAGAGTTTCCAAAATGGGTATATCATAAGGAGTTACCTGCCATGCTAGTAGATGATCCGCAGCAGCAGGAAGATTTGGGGCCGGGGTGGGTTGAGAGCCCGGCGCACTTGGTAGACGTTCCGAAGAAGAAGGTCAAGAAGTGACAGGAAACGAACTAGTAAACGCGGCGCTGACGATTATTGGCGTATTGTCGCAGGGTGAGACGCCCAGCGGGTCAGAATCGGCGCAGGGTCTGGTGGCGGCCAATAATCTGCTGCAATCGTGGGGGACTGAGCGCCTCAACGTTTTTACGATTGCGACGAACGTGTTTAACCTCACGACGTCGGTGCAAAGCTACACTATTGGCCCGGCCGGCACGTTTGCGATGGTGCGGCCAAATAGATATCAATCGGCGCAGGTGTTGGTTCCATCCGCGGCTGGCGGTGGTGATCTGGCTTTCCCGTTGCAGATCGTTGACCAGGCTGGCTATGCAGAGATCAACGAAAAGACGTTAAGCGGCAACGTTTGCAAGGTCATGTACGCAGATATGGCTTTCCCGCTGACGACGCTTTACTTTTGGCCGCGGCCTTTGTTCGCCACTGGGCAGATCAAGGTGCAGCTGGGTACGTGGGTTCCTTTGACGGAATTTGCTGATTTAATTACGAACTACAGCTACCCGCCTGGCTACGATAGGGCACTGAAGTACAACCTGGCCATGGAGCTAGCGCCTAGCTTTGGCATGGTGCCAACGCCGGCCACGATGCAGATCGCGGCTGAGTCCAAAGCTGCTATACGGATGCTGAACGGCGCGGAGCCGGGCGGCGTGCCGCTGAGTGGACAAGTCAACGCAATCGCCCAGCAGGGCCAATAGGAGCAATATGGCAGCCGTTTTCCCTGGAGCAGTAGCGACAAACGCAGATTTGATCGTAGCGGGCAACAACGATTCATCGACGCTGGCGGTAAATTTGACGGCTGTGGACACCACGCTGATATTTGTGTCATCGGGCATATTTTCTACCAGCCAGGCCGTCGTCATCGGGTCTGAGATCATCCTTCTAGGCACTGTGGCGGGCGCAATTGCGACTGGCTGCACCCGGGGCTATGCAGGCACGACGGCCGCGACGCATAGCGTGGGCGAGACGGCGCAGGATCTGATCATTGCCTCGCACCACAACAACCTAAAAGACGAGATCATTGCAATCCAAACAGCGATTGGGGCTGAATTGTCAAATGTCAGCTTGGGCCTGCTGGCTGATAATTATCAGTTTACGCAGACTCCATCGGTATCGCTATCAGCTGGAGTTGCGGCGACGGTGACGCTGAACCCAATGCCGGCCGGAATTAATGCCTATTCACCTGGCAAGCATTCGTTGAGGATCACTGATTTAATTGGAGGGTCTGAGACTGTATTGATCACTTCCAGGACAGCAACTACAATCACCTTTACGCCAGCCAACAGCCATACAAGCGGGAATTGGAACTTGGGATCGGCAACGAGTGGAGTCCAAGAAGCCGGAAACGTTGGCTCGTCAGTCCAAGTTAGAGCGGGATTTTTCCCCATGTGGGCGGCATCTAGGTTCTCGTATGCAGTCAATATTGAGGGAGCTGGCGACGCCGTAACTGTCTTTTCTTTGCAATCACCCACGATGGATTTATTCATCGGGTCTTCAATTTTGACGGTTTCAAATTTTGGAGTGATTTCGGCGATAGCGTATCAATCAGCCGGGAAGTGTTTTTCTTTAGAAAACGGCGGCGGGACTATCTCGGCGTTCAATGTGAACACGACAAGATGTTTCGACACGATGCACTTGAGCACATCTATAGGTGGCCTGAGCGGCAACATGGTCAACTGCCAATGCTTTGGACAAGTAAATAACGTTCTGTATTATTCCTGTCCCGCCGCCGGGTTGGTAAGAATGACTAGCGTTTATGCGGATGGTCGGTACGTCAACGCTGGCCTTACGCCTTTAATTGCGACATGCAACACAGCTGGAGCAATTGTCACAAGAACTGCCGGTTCTGTTTTTACCAACATTTTAGTTGGCGGCACGGTCGTGATAAACAATGTTCAATACACCGTCCTGAGCGTTGACTCACCGACTCAATTGACGTTGACAAGTTCGGCTGGCGTCCAGGCTGGTGTTTCTTTTGCGGCCACTACTGAGTTGTTGTCACCAGCGCTGGTGTTTCTGCGGGGAACTTTGGCGGGAGGTATTTTTTCCGATCTTTGGTTCCAAGCTGCGAAAGTTCACATCGTGTCAGAAAGTGGGTCGCTGCCCGTTAATGAATGCATTTTCACGAATTGCATTTTTGACCAGGACTCCTATTCTTCAGTTGCAGCCATTTCAGCGTACAACACGCTTGGGCTCCCGGCGGCCTCCTCTAATAGCTTCCGTTTTGTCGGGTGCTACATAAACAGTTACGGTTATGGAGTGCTCGCACAATTTCAAGCTGCGTTAAGCATCACAAATTCCAAGATTGTGGCGTTCGGCATTAAGCCAGCTGTAGTGGTTAACACTTGCACCGACCTAACCATTAAAGACAATTGGATATCTCAGGAATGCGGCTTTGGCGTCACCTTTGCCATGGACATTTCTGGAATCAATGCAAGAATCTTCGCCGTCGACAACGTAATTGAAACGAAAGGAGGGACGATGTCTGTGTTTTTGCGCGACTTTTCCTCCGCTATGACAGATTTGTTTGTAAGGGACAATGTTTGCACCGCTGCGACGGCGTTGCTATCAAGTGCAACAATTGCATCAAGCAATTGCGTGGTTAGCGGAAACAATCACAATGGTGCAAATGTTTCTATCGTTTCGGCCGCGACAATCACTTTACCCGTCTACAATCAGGAAGATTTGGTTATTATCACGGGATTGAACAATATTTCAACGATTGTTGGAGGTCGTAACGATAGACAGGTTCGGTTTTTTGTGCAAGACGGGTTCACTTTTGTAGCGGGAGCAAGCGTGGCGACAACCGTGGTGGCTCCAGCAGCATCTTTTGTTACTGGAACATACAACTCTTCAACGGCAAGGTGGTATCTGCGGTGAGCACTCCATGGAATCAATCACAGTTTGCGCAATCGTTGTGGGGGCCATCGGCTACCACTACGTTTGTCTCGATACAATTTACGGCCAAGGACGCAATCTATTGGGCATATCGGCTGCTGGGCGTGCTGCGGCCCGGGCAGACGGCAAGCCAAGAGATGCTCTCAGACGGGCTGATGGCGTTAAACGACATGATGGACAGTTGGAATACGGAGCGGCTGATTGCTTGGGGCATCACGCGAAACGTGTTCAGCCCGACGGCAAACGTAGGCAGCTACGCGATTGGCGCAGGTCAGACGTGGAACTGGCCGCGGCCGGCGCGAATCGAGGCCGCAGGCTGGATCTCATTGACGAACCCAGCGCAACCGATTGAATATCCGCTGCAAGTCTTGACAGTTCAACGGTATGAGGAAATACAGCTCAAGAGCTTGGCGACGGTGTTGCCGCGGGCGTTGTATTATGACGCTGGGTTCCCGGTTGGCACGGCGACGCTGTATCCAATCCCAACGGTTGGCTACACCGCGGCGCAGGTAGCTTTATACCTTTGGCAGCAGGTAGGGCTGTTTGCGGATATTCAAACGACGCAATATGCGTTCCCGCCTGGATACTCTCAGGCAATCAAGCATTCTCTGGCCGTCGCGCTGATGTCATCGGTCAATTTAACCGGCATCCAAAAGACGGATAGGCAGCAGTGGCCGTTGATCCGAGACAATGCGGAGGAGTTCAAGGCTAAAATCAAGTCGTTGAACACTCCCAGCCCCGAGTTGCGGTGCGCTGATTTTGAATATCGGTCGGGCGGACAGTTCAACATTGCAACGGGTGGTTATTAATGCGTCTGCCGGGATTTGTCGGGCCTGCATATCGTTCGCAATCAAAGTCTGCCGCTGCGGACGAGTGCATTAATCTATATCCAGAGACGGTGGAGTCGTCTGGAGGCACGCGGTCGGTTCTGTACGGAACTCCTGGCTCCAATTTGTTTGTGACGCTTCCCACGTCACCGGTACGAGCGTTGTGGGCGGGCGACAATCGACTCTTTGCCGTTGGGGGCAATTCTCTATATGAGATAACCGCCGCAGGCGTGGTGACGCTTGTGGGCGTTATTTCAAACGATGCGACTCCGGCCACGATTGTAGCGAACGGCTCGCAACTGATGATTGTTAGCGGCTCATCGGTTTGGGTGTCAAACGGTGGCGCTCCGGCAATCCCGACGTTTCCGCCTTTTACGGGCGTCGTGAATACCAATTTGCTTGATGTGGCGTGGGTGTCCGGTGACCAGTTTACAGCTGCCATGGTCGGGGCCGTCATCACAATCAACGGTTTGCCTTACACTGTGGCAACGTTTGTGAATGCGTCGAATTTGACGTTGACCGGGCCGGCTGGCATTCAGACGGCCGTTGCTTACCAGGTGTTTGGAGCGTCAAACGTAACCGGCACGGCCGGTTGCTACCTAGACGGCTACTTCATCATTTTGCGGCCGAATACGAATCAGATCAACGTATCGGGCCTACTAGACGGAACAAGCTGGGGCGATTTAGATTTTGCCATACGCTCTGGCGGCCAGGATCGCCTATTAACGATCTTTGCTGACCATCAGGAGCTATGGCTGATGGGGAAAAAAACAATCGAGGTCTGGTACAACAGCGGCGCGGCCGGGTTTCCGTTTGAGCGCATCCAAGGCTCGTTTATCGACGAGGGAATCATTGCGCAGTGGAGCGTTGCGAAGGTAGACGGCGCGATAGTATGGCTGGCAGGTGACGACCGCGGCGTTGGCTGGGTCATGGCGGCCACTGGATATCAGCCGGTTCGGATCAGCACATTTGCCGTCGAGTACGCTATTTCGCAATATGCGACGATCACCGACGCGATTGCATATACCTACGTGGAGAAAGGGCATTCGTTCTACGTGCTGACGTTTCCGACGGCTAACGCTACGTGGGTTTACGATCTGACGATGAAGCAATGGCACCAGCGAACGGAAGGCGCGACAAACAATAAAGCGCCTGGCCAATTCCACGCAACTACGTTTGACGGTATCCATTTCACCGGTTCGTATAGCAGCGGCAAGATCTACAAGCAGAGTATCAATTACTTTACCGACGATGGCGCAACGATCAGGCGGACGCGCTCGGCTCCGTATGTTTCCGATGACTTGCAGTGGGTGAGGTACAACAGCTTGCAGCTGGATATGCAGATGGGCGTCGTTCCGGCCGTCGGCCCTGGGTCAGCGCCAGTGGTGACGTTAAACGTATCAAACGACGGCGGCTACACGTTCGGCCCGAATCGAAATATGGCGGCCGGCACAATCAATCAATTCACAAAGAGAGCGTACTGGATGCAGCTTGGGCGATCTCGCGATCGGGTATTTAAAGTCACAATGACTGAGCCTATTGAATGCGCTTTTATTGATGCCTTTGTTGACCTCAGTAAAGGTGACGGGTCATGAGTCAAACGTTCCAGCCGATGGCTCCGCCTATTCGGTCTAAAATGGCTGATAATAGAGGCATGGCCGAGAAGCCTTGGGTGATGTTCTTTCAACAGGTGTCAGAGATCATTGCCTTCGCGACGACCGTACAAGACAAGCCAGTCGTCACTGTGGCAGGGGCCGACGCGGTGACCATAGACGCGGCCAACGTCACTAGCCAGGTTATCCTGGACCGCCCCGTAACGCAGATAACGCAGCCATCCTTTGCTGGTCAATTTGGGCGTCTGCCGGTCGGCTTGCGGTTCCGCATCAAATTCCTGCATTCCGTCGACGACAGCACGATTGTGTGGTCTTCGGATTGGGTGGGCGTTGAGGATCAGCTGTCAGGGGTCACCGGCGAGTATTCGTCGTGGGAGTTTGAGATTCGCGGGGACCGCCGCCCAGAGCTAGTATCGGTACCGCTTATAGGGGCTTACAACCAATGAAGCGCAACACTATTGAGGTCATTCCTAGCGCTGCGGATATCAGCGTCGGGAAAATTGACTTTTCGGAACTAAAAGCAAACGGCAACAGCGTCGTCAGGCTGCAAGCGCCTAACGCTTTGGCGGCCAGCGTTCTGCTGACGCTTCCCGATGCTCTGCCGGCGACCGCTGGCGAGGCTGTTGTTTCAACGGTTGGCGGCGTGCTTAGTTTTGCGCCGCTGGTGAGCAGCAGCGTGTTTTCTACGGCGGTAGAGATTACGACCGCGGGCCAAGGGCTGGAGATCAAAGAAGGAAGTAACGCCAAGCTCGGCATTGCGACGATGGTGGCCGGCGCGGTGGTAGTTGCAAATACCTCTGTCACTGCTACTAGTCGAATATTTGTGACCTGTCAGGACTACGTGAGTGGTGGCGCTGGGGCTGTTGACGTGCGGGACATCATTGTGGGCACCAGCTTCAAGATCATGAGCACGTCCAATCTAGATGTGCGGAATGTTGCGTGGTTAATCATTGAGGCGCTATGAGATTTGAGCGCATGGAAGACATGGAACGAATCCGAAAAACGATTACCAACCCGGCCATCTATCCGCACGTATCCGACGACGGCTCTCCAACGGCGCAAGAGTTCCAACCGATTGAGCATCCGGCGATTATTTACCTCGGCGTCTACGAGGCGGACGAGTTTGGGGGCATGTTTATGTTTGCTCCGTCGTCGACGGCGTGTTACGAGGTGCATACGTGTTTGCTGCCGTCCTTCTGGGGATTCAAGGCGGTAGAAGCTGCCTGCGGCGCGGCTAAATGGATTTGGCAGAACACTCCGTGCAAGCGCATCACGACGAGCGTGCCGGTCAATAACCGGTTGGCTTTGAAGCTTGCGCGGAACGCTGGGTTTGTCGAATGGGGTCGCAACGAAAAAAGCTGGCTAAAGGATGGAGTTATGAATGATCAAATTTGCTTAGGGTTAAATTTCCCGGTGGCTGAATGCCTGTAGTACCGTTCATTCCGGCCATTATTGGCGGCGCAACTTCCGCGATTGGCGGCATATTAGGCTCCCGAGCGGCCAACAGTGCGGCCAGTACGCAATCGCAAGCGGCGACCGCGGCCGCAGCGCAAGTGCAGCAGGCGGCAAACAACGCGGCAACCGGTGTAAGCGACGCCACTAGCGCCGGGGCGCAGCGCATTGACGCGGCCACGGGGCAGGCGGTTGGCGGCGTGCAGCAGGCAACGCAAGCCGCGCAGGCTGGGGCCGTCGACGCTAGCGGTCGGGCAATTGA